AATATTTACGTGATTTAGGTATTCCATTAAATACAGATAGTACATTAAAAGGTCAAACTATATTTTTAGCAGAACGTTGTAGTGAATTAATTCAAGAAAATATTATCACAGATCGTACTGTTATAGATGTTATGGCGTTTACAATGTGTGCTGATTCTATTGATCCATTTGATAAAGATAGATTTGATGATTATGCTTCTAAATTTATAGAAGAATATGATTGGATTTTTTATGTTAGTCCTGCTGGTGTTGATATTGAAGACAATAATGTACGTACTACTGATACAGTTTATAGAGACAGAATAGACCAAATGATAAAATATCTATACTCAGCTAATTTAAGTAATATTAAAAATTTCGGTATTATATCCGGTTCTACTGAGACTAGAATAGAATTAATTAAATCTTATCTAGGGTTATAATATTTATAACAAAAACTACTCAATGAAACGTAAAGATTTAAAAGCATACATCCGTACCGAAATTATAAATGAATTAAGTGAAGCAGGATTATTTACCCTAAAAAATCCAGCAGATACTAACAAAGGATTAGCTCCAACTGTTGATCCTGACGATACTACAGAAAAATCACCTCAATTTTTATCAAAATACAAAAAAGTATCAGAATCTGATATAGAAGAAGCTCGTAAAGCAGGTGGTTATAAAATAGGTGATGCAGGTAAATTTGCTGAAGCAAAAGAATTATATAGCAAAGGTTTATATGCAGACGTATTAAACGCTATTGAATCAGCAGGTGAAGATGGAATTTCTCAAAAAGATTTAGGTGTTAAATTAGGCAAAGCTGATAGTACATCTTTAAATCCAATTTTAGTTAAATTTAAAGAAATTGGAGTATTCAGTGGTGGTAAATTAGCTAAAGCAGAAAAACCAGAAGCCGGAGATGAAGTTGACGACTCTGCACCAGAAGAATTTGACGCATTTTATGCTACAGACATTGAAGATGAAATGCCTGAAGAAGAACCAAAAGTAGCAAGTGATAAAGAAATTGCTAAATTAGCAGGTGATATTGGTGATACCGGTAAGAGTGCAGAAATCAATAACGCAATTAATATTGTTAAAAACTTATCTACTAAGATTCAAGGTATGAAAAAAGGAATTGATCGTGATAAGAAAATGGCTGCATTGAAACAATACATTAGTAAAAATAAAACTCTCCTTAAAGGTCGTGATATTAGTGTTTTAACTAATAACATTATAGGAAATAAAGAAATATAAATGTCGCAAGACTTAAAACAAATAATAAGAGACGAATATATAAAGTGCGCTCAAGATCCGGCGCACTTTATGCGTAAATACTGTAATATACAACATCCGCAACGTGGACGAGTTATATTCAATCTTTATCCTTTTCAAAGTAAAGTTTTAACTTTATGGAAAGATAATCCATATTCAATAGTACTCAAATCAAGACAGTTAGGTATTTCTACTTTAGCAGCAGGATATTCTTTATGGTTAATGATATTTCATAAAGATAAAAATGTGTTATGTTTAGCTACTAAACAAGAAACAGCTAAAAACATGGTAACTAAAGTTAAATTTATGTTTGACAATTTACCATCATGGCTCAAACTACCAGCTGATGAAAACAATAAATTAACATTACGATTAAATAATGGTTCTCAAATTAAAGCAGTATCAGCAGCAGGTGATGCAGGTCGATCAGAAGCCGTATCTCTACTTATAGTAGATGAGGCTGCGTTTATTGAGAATATAGGTGAAATTTGGGCATCTGCTCAACAAACCCTAGCTACTGGTGGTGGTGCAATTGTACTATCAACTCCATATGGTACTGGTAATTGGTTTCATCAAACATGGGTAAAAGCAGAATCTGAAGAAAACGATTTTTTACCTATTAGATTACCTTGGTATGTTCATCCTGAACGAGATGAAGCTTGGAGAAAACGTCAAGATGAATTATTAGGCGATCCTAGATTAGCAGCACAAGAATGTGATTGCGATTTTACAACATCAGGTGATGTAGTTTACTATCCTGAACATCTTGAATATTATTCAACTACTCACGTTGCTGAACCTATGGAACGTAGAGGAGTAGATAAAAATTTATGGATTTGGGAAGCTCCTGACTATACTAGAAATTATATAGTAGTGGCTGACGTTGCTAGAGGAGATGGAAAAGATTTTTCTGCATGTCATGTATTTGATGTTGAAACAAATTCCCAAGTAGCAGAATTCAAAAGTCAATTACCACCTAAAGAATTTGGATATTTTCTTGTTAGTTTAGCAACAGAATATAATGAAGCTTTATTAGTAATAGAAAATGCAAATATAGGTTGGTCAGCAATAGACTCAGTAATAGAAAGAGGATATAGAAATCTCTACTATTCACCAAAGAGTGATTCCCCAGCTTCTGATTCGTATTTTAACAAATATGAAGACCATTCAAAAATGACTCCTGGTTTTACAATGTCATTAAAAACTCGTCCTTTAGTAATTAATAAAGGTAGAGAATATTTTGGTGATCATAGTGTTATAATACGTTCAAAACGTTTAATTGAAGAAATGAAAGTGTTTATTTGGAGAAATGGTAGAGCAGAAGCACAATCAGGATACAACGATGATTTAGTTATATCGTACAGTACAGCAATGTATCTTAGAGATACAGCTTTAAAAAATAAAGCACAAGGAATAGAATTATCAAGAGCAACATTAAATAATATATCAAAACCCTCTCAATATCAAGGAGCTTATTTCTCATCAGGTACGGACAATCCATACAGTATGCCTACAAATAATGGTCCTGAAGATATTAGTTGGTTACTTTAAAAAATAAAATATGGCAGACGTTAGTGTATTTTCACGGTTAAAATGATTATTCTCAAGTGATGTTATTATTCGTAACAATGGAGGAGATCAATTAAAAGTAGTTGATACTGATCACATTCAAACAAGTGGTGAGTATAAAACAAATTCTTTAATTGATAGATATAGCAGAATTTATTCACCAAATGCTACATCACTTTATGGTCAACAATTAAATGTTAACTATCAATATTTAAGAGCTCAGTTATACTCAGATTATGATGTAATGGATACAGATGCTATTATAGCATCCGCTCTAGATATTATTTCAGATGAATGTAGTTTAAAAAATGAAATGGGTGAAGTACTTCAAATCCGTAGTTCCGATGAAGACATCCAGAAAATTCTTTATAACTTATTTTATGACGTTTTAAACATAGAATTTAATTTATGGTCTTGGACTCGTCAAATGTGTAAGTATGGTGATTTCTTTTTAAAACTAGAAATTGCTGAAAAATTTGGTGTATATAATGTTATACCATACACTGCTTACCATATCATGAGACAAGAAAATTATGATAGAGAAAACCCATCAGCCGTAAGATTTAGATTTAGTCCTGATGGTTATGTAGGTGGTACAGGTCAATACACTGTCCCAAATCAAAACTTTACAGAAGAAAATGGTATATATTTTGATAATTATGAAATGGCTCACTTCCGTTTATTAACGGATGTTAACTATTTACCTTATGGTAGATCATATCTTGAACCATCTCGTAAATTGTTTAAACAATATGTGTTAATGGAAGATGCGATGTTAATTCATAGAATTGCTCGTGCTCCTGAAAAACGTATATTTTATGTTAACGTAGGTGCTATTCCTCCTAATGAAGTAGAAAACTTTATGAAGAAGACTATTACTACAATGAAGAAAACTCCATTCATGGATCCACAAACCGGTGAATATAACTTAAAGTATAACATGCAAAATATGTTAGAAGATTTTTATATCCCAGTTCGTGGTAATGATCAAACAACCAAAATCGAAACTACAAAAGGTTTAGAATATAATGGTATTGAAGACGTAAATTATTTAAGAGATAAATTATTCGCCGCTTTAAAAGTACCTAAAGCGTTTATGGGTTATGAAAAAGATTTAACTGGTAAAGCAACATTAGCAGCTGAAGATATTCGTTTTGCTCGTACAATTGATAGAATCCAACGTATTTTATTATCTGAATTATATAAAATAGCGTTAGTTCACTTATATACTCAAGGTTATAGAGGTGATACTTTAACTAATTTTGAATTATCATTAACAACTCCTTCAATCATTTATGATCAAGAACGTATTGCTTTAATGAAAGAAAAAGTTGAGTTAGCTAAAAATATGATGGACGCTCAGTTATTACCTACAGATTGGATTTATCATAATATATTCCATCTTAGTGAAGACCAATTTGATGAATACAGAGATCTTATTTTACAAGATGCTAAACGTAAATTCAGATTAGCTCAAGTAACTGAAGAAGGAAATGATCCACTTGAAACAGGTAAATCATATGGTACACCTCATGATTTAGCAACTTTATATGGAAAAGGTAGATTAGCATCAGACCCAGGTAATGTACCAGCTGGATATAACGACGATATTACGCTAGGAAGACCTGAAGAAAAAGTAAGTAATATTAATACTCAACAAAACGCTTTAGGTAAAGATAGATTAGGTAAAACATCTATGAAATATGATGATGAAATGGCTGGACTATCTAAACAGCTAACCGAAAGTTCTCAAACAAATTATCTTAAAAATAGACAACTATTAGAGGGAATGGAAAAACAGTTGGTATTCAAAGCAGACAAAGCAAAAGAATCACTACTTGACGAAAACCAATTGCGAGATTAAACAATCCTTATATATTTATAACAAAAATAACAACTTAGATGCTTATCAAACATTCAAAATTTAAGAATACAGGTATTCTTTTTGAATTATTAGTTAGACAAATAACCGCTGATACGTTATCGGGAAAAAACTCAGAAGCTACAAATAT